AATCGCTTTTGACCGATCTATTCTAACGCCTTTAAATTTCATGTCAACTAAACATAAAAATAGTTTTGTTTCTAATTCAAATATCTGTCTACAAGTTTTTTGTTCTCCGTCATCTTTAGTGTATAATACTTCGTCAATTTTTTTATCAAATAGTTTCCACAACTTGTGAGTTAGACTCACATCCTGCTTTGCATATTCTTTTACAATAGATGCAGGAAGTTTATGCATGTTAGTCATAGGGTCCTTGACTGTGCCACCAGACCACTCTAATGTTTTTTGTTGTAAATCATATTTGTATTTTTCTTCATTAAGATAATCTTTTGATAATGCATCGAGTGAATATTTAAATCTGTTCTCATCAATAACAGATGCAGCTATCATAGTATCAACAATCCTACCTTTGATCATCATACCTGTTACCGCTCTTATCCAACAAACATCATACATTGCATTGTGAAATACTTTTGTAATATTTTCGTTTTGAAATATTTTATCGTTTAACACCTGCCATATTTTATCTATCCTATCAAAAGCTATGTCAGTATCAGAATGACGTAGAGGAAAATATGCTGTATCATTTTCTGTTGCAACTGCTATGCCACAAACAAAACCATCTTTACGTATTGCACCAGATCCTTTTGTTTTAAGATTAGGATCGTATGTCTCGATATCTATCGCGACTGTATCAATACCATTAAGATCTAAATCTTCTGGTGTGTTACACATTATAATCTCTCTCTAGTATCATTTCTAAATAGTGTATTGCTTTTTTAATGTCTTCTTCCTTTCCTTTAGCAGAATGCCTACAAATATATTTTATAGCATTCCCTTCTGCAAAAAGCAATTTGTTCTCATTTATAAACTCTGCGGGCTGTATCTTAAATTTTTTATAATGAGATCCTCCATGTTGCTTATCTAATGATTTATACCCTATGCCTTTAAACATATCTTTGTGTGTCATGTTTTATACCACCTCCTTGCATCTTCCATATGTTGTTCAAAAGTATCAAATGGATATCTAGCGTTACAATTTACGCAAGACCATCTAACAAATTTTCCTGTTTCATGATTATGATGTAATACAATTTTTGTATCTTTCCTACCACAGTGTTCACAATAATCTGTTTTAGGTGGAGTGGTTCTTGTTTTTTCTAAATTGTGTCTTACACCACGCAAAGAATTTTCACAAAATTTACATTTTCTTTTTAACCTTTTGTAAACTTTTTGTGTATCAGCATCAACGAGTGCGCTTGCTACATGAAAATTTTTTTGATTATATTCTCTATCACACTCCGTGCATATGTATGTATCATCTTTAGAACCCAATATTCTATGTTCAGTATTTTTATATTTTCTAATAAAATATTTCATCTTACTCCTAAAGTATATTTACCTTGTGATGCTACGGTCCAACAATCAAATTTACCTCTGCTGTATGCAACATATTTCAATCTTAGTTGTGTAAAATAATCTTCCTGTCTTGTTGCTGTCAGATCAACAACAACGTTGTCAAATGTCAAACCTTTTACAGTGTGTATGTTTGCATATTTTACTCTTACATCTCCGTCATCATATCCATCTTTTAAAATTTTTTTAATATAGATTAGTCTATCAGGATCTGTCTTCTTTCTTATCAGTGCAAAATCTTTTTCTTTGTTTGCATTTTGTTTTAGATATTTGTGATATATCATATAGTCCATTGTATATTCTTTATCTATCCATTCATCAAAAGTCTCTTCACCTCTACCATGCACTATTACTTTGCTACCCATGTACTGCCAAAAATCTTTTATCTGTTTCAATGTCATTGGTGTGCCTCTACAAAAATCTGGCCATAGTTTGTGACATCGTAATTCTTTTTTTGGTACGTGGGCCGTGTTTCCTACATGTGCGAACTCTATACCTTGTTGTTTAAAAAATTTTTTGACCCATGAATCTGACGGCGTGCCACGATAGGTAAATAAAAAAGTCTCATTAGTATGTTTTATTTTATCTAACAAAGCAGTCATAGCACTACATCTTTTATCCAAGCTAGGTAAATGATAATGATTACCTATAACATCTGTCGGTCTCCAGGTTCTTGCATATCCATAGTGATCCCAAATAGGTTTAATAATTCTTTTACAAAGAGTGTTTATAGTCTTGCCACATCTATATCCCTGTTCTAGTTGCTCTGCCTCTCTTGAAAGTCTATGATAGTAGTCTGCGTCTGATCCTGCAAACTCAAATATAGTCTGATCTGCATCACCGACAAAATAATATTCTTTTGCTTTTGTTGCCATCTTATCAAGAGCTTCTCTTTGTGGCACGTTACTATCCTGTGCCTCGTCAACTATTAAAGCATCTATGTCAGGTTCTATAGCTTTGTCTATGAAATCCTGTATCATATCTGCGTAATCACAAACATGACGATCCTTTTTGTATTCAAAATATGGATAAGCCATTTGCTCTATAGAATTTAAATTATATGGTTTATAAATTTGTTTATCACATGTCTTCCAATGTTCTTTTAAAGTATTACCTTTACCATATGCATCAGCTAGGTATCTGTAAAATTTATGTTTATCAGCGTTAAACTCTGACTCTGTCACTCTTTGTAGTTTGAAAAGAGAGTCTATTGTTGTAAGATTCATGTGATCCTCGTAACTAAAAACCTCTTTACGTCCAACCAATCTGCTTTTGCAATACGCATGTATCGTGCAGATATTATACTTCATAGACTTCTTGGTTACACCTTGCATCTCTGGCAGTTTAAGTATTTCATCTCTTATTTCATCTGCTGCAACGTTTGTATGTGATAAGATTATTATTCTGTTGTGTGAATATTTTTTTAACAACTCTGTATATTTTTGTGTAATAAACATAGAGGTTTTACCTGTGCCTGGTGGTCCTGATATAAACTTAGGTTGTTTCATCTGTCACCTCCTGATATTCACCCTCTACTATAAGATCTTCTTGATCTATCTTTTGACCTATCATACGCCATGACACACAGGATTTTGTTCCATACTTGCCATGATTCTTTTTTGCTTTTAATATGTTCTGACATTTTATAACAAGATCAACTCTTGGTAGATTTACTTTCTGTTTGTGTAGATAGTCCTCAAACTTATCAAGATTAAATTCTAATATTTTTTTTTGCACGTTGTAGTATGGCATACCAAAGTATGCTAATTCTTTTTTATTAGTGTATGCTTTCTCTTCTGCTATGTAATTTTTAAAATGTTTTATAAATCGTAAATCTTCTTCTGCCTCTTCCACATAATTATTAGACTTTTCTCTTGCCTCATACTTTCTACGCATAATTTCTTCAAAGTCTGCAGGTTTCATCTCTGGTATCCAGACAGATGCTTTACTGATTACAGCATCGTAGAATAATTTTTTATTACGAAGGGTAGGGCCATCTACTGTAATTGTTTTTTCAACGGCCTCACCCTGCACTACAGCATTTATTTTTACAAAATATCTATCACTTCCATATTCTATTATCTGCCCGATAGATTGTTTTGCTTCCTCACTTGTAGCTTCCTGCACACCTATCCAACTAAATATTGTTGCAATCGTTTTTGTAGAGCACCCAATGATCTCTGCTAGTTTTGGCATACCGAATTTTCTATTTGCTTTCTTATGTGTTGTACCTTTTCTTTTTCTTTTTTCTGCCTCTTCATCCTTTGCAGCAACTGCAATCTTGTAAACAAAATCATCTATATCATCTACATTCCATTCTGTGTGTTTTAACAATACACCTGCCATAGCAGTGCAATAGTCATCTCTCTGTCCTGATCCTGCATACGTTATACAGAGTGCCGCTGACAAAGCTATCTTACCAAGATCAACTTTTAGATTACCTGGATACTCATCTATACCATCATACTTGACCCACTTAACGACCTCGTTTGTTGTATGATATTTTGTTTCTGGAACTAATGTATATTTATTTGCGCCATGTCTTATTTCGCAAAGTGTTGCACCATGACCGTAGTCTTTATAATAATTTTCTAATTCTTTTGGTAATGCAAATTTTTTATAGTCCGATGTACCAGACCAAAGATAGTGACTTGATGGATTATTTCTTCTACCAAATATTGCACCACATGATTTTATGTGATCGCTTGTAAATCTTTTAACAACAGGGTTATCAATATCAAAATCTATGTATTGATCTAGTCTTAGTCCTATCTGTTTTGTTGCGTGTTCTATTTTCCATTCTTCTTTCGTAATCTTAAAATCAGGGTCGGACCATTTTTCGACCACACTCTGCTTTGTATCACAGGGTATAATCACCCGTCCCAGATCTATCCAATCTTCATACGTAATCGGAGCTTTAATTATCTTCTCATTCATAAATTAAAAGTGGGCGTTTCCACTCTCGCATCGACGCCCACTACCTAGGATCTTATAAATTTAAAGATTTTTTGGTTTGTTCCTGTGCTTCAGGTTTAGCTTCTATCTCACCCTTACCTACAGACTCTGCAAAAGATTTTGCCATATCATAGATACCTTTATCTGTGACTGGTCCAACCTTTGATACATCCCAGCCAAACCATGTTCCTTTGTCGTTAGACATCTGAACGGTTGATAGCTTATAAATGTGGCTGTAAGTTGGCGGTGTAAATAAACCGCTTTTACCCTGCATCTTTAAACCCATCATCATTGAGTTCCATTTTC